CAGCCCTTTTCTTTCAAAGCCTCTGCCGACTGAAGCGGGATTTCAGCAATCTCGCCCTCTTCATAGCAAAGGTTACCAATTCCGGCGATATACTCACCCGTTCCGACCTTGCCATCGCCAAGTGGCAAGATCTCGACTTTTGCCGTCTTGCCGTAATAGTCGCCCTGATCTTTCTGGGCACGCTTTTCAGCTGCCTTGGCTCTCGCCTTCAAAACTCGCTCCAGCTGTGCCTCTGCCTCGGCAACACCGCCTTTAAGTTGATCCTCAGGTACTCCGTAAGCCCTAAGTTTATTGTGAAGCGCCTCGAGCGGAGATATTTTTTCTTCATCCGCATCCGGATGCCCTTCGGGCTCTGGCTCATCAGCTGCGGCCTGCGCAGCAACGATACGCTCAAGCAGTTTTTCGTCACTGATATTGTGTTTGAAGTCGACGCCAGCCTTTTTGGCTTCCGTTTCCAGTTCCAGACGTTCAGGTGATTTTTCAGTCATAGTGCCCTCAATAGAAAGAGCGGAGCCAGATCTCTCTGGCCCCGCCATTTGGTTAGCTCAGGTCGCGGATTGCCGCGCCTTTTCGTTGGTTCTTGCAGACCAGTCCTTTCTCTGCGGTCATCAGGAACCGCTCGGAATCTCCGTTTTTAGCTAGAGGCTCAGTTTTAACGCCATCATAGGTTCCGATCGCCCACCCCGATGGATCAATCAACAAGCAGTCCCGCGTCAGTCCATAAGGGTGCGGGATCAATGTAATGTTGCCAAAATCCGATACATAGACATCTGCCGCGCCAATAATCTTGGTCATTTTGGCCGACCCTGTTGTTACCCGCGTCTCAGCAATACCGGAAAACGCCGAAAACTCCTGCTTGTGAGTGCCGGACATATACGCCTGCGACATGCGGGCGCCATTGCTGAACGCAGTGGCGAGAACAGCCTTAACAAGATCCTCTGAGAAGGCTCGTTGCGTGCCATCCGTGGCTGCCGCTGTGTCACCACCAGCATAGCCGCCAGACGCACCACCACCGCCAAAACTGTCATGGTCCTCTACCCAGGCCAAAGCCCCAGCGGTTTTGCGCGCCGTAACACCTGACTCTGCGTTGGAGGCATAGTTGCCAATAACCCGTTTTTCGCAATCTCGTCGCAGTTCGATGCCTTTGATCATCTTTTGCTCGTCTAGCGTGTCCTCGCGTCCAGCTCGATCAGAGATCTGGTTTGTCCGAGAGACAGCTCCGGTTTTGCGGAAGATTTGAGGACGCATGGAAACGCGAACGGTCGTGTGCGCTGCATCGATCGTGGCAACATCACCCTCTAGCTGCGCGTTGTCAGCATCAGGGGCCGCCAGATCTTCTGTCTGATGCTCGTGGTAAGTGCCCTTAATCTTCGTTTTGCCGATATTGTTTGTGAACGGCGTTTCTTCTGGGGCCACGCGATAGATGTCATTTTCTAGGTCTTCGCGTATGCCAACGGTCCCCGCCTGAAGCAGGGTATTTGTTTCAGCAGCCATCTGCCTTATTTCCTTCGAGAACGCTTGAGGCGCTGCATCTCCTTGAACTCACCAGGCGATAACTCCGCCTTGCCCTGGAGTGTCTTGAGCCTCTTGCTTGTTGATGAACCCTGCACGCCGCTGGAGGTGGATTTCACCGTCTTAGGGGCAGGTTTAGCTTGGGTGCGCTGTTTGGTTGGAAGCTCACGGGCTTTTTCATTGCCCTTGTCATACATCATGGCCTTGTAAGCCATTTCGATACCTGTTGCCGGAACCCACAAAAGGGTTTCCCGATCCAGGCCGTTCTTGTGCATGTAGGCAAACACATCCTTTTGTCGTTGGGCGCCGTCCTTTGAATCAGTCAATGCTTTCGCTATTGGGCTGTCCTTGGCACGCTCTGCAAGCTGGGATGTTCGCTCCTGAATAAACACTCGATGTTCGGCAATTTGCCCCTCACCGCGTTTTTTCTTCGCTTCCTGTATTTGCGCTTTCAGATCGTCCGCTTTGGCTTTTTCCGCGTTGACGTAAGCGACTTGCTCGGCGGTCTCACATTGATTGTAAGATGCCTGCCAATCTCGCGAATCGTAATACTTAATTGCCTGTTCGGTTTCACTGATAAAGTCATCAAGGCCTTCCATGCGCTGCTGAAATAGCTGGCGCGTCTGGCTAAGCTCCTGTGTCTTCTTCGTGACTAATGCCTCACCAGACTTTGCCAGTTTCGCAACCATTTGCTGCGCCTCAGGCTGAAGCTTGGAAAACATCTCACGATCATCACCCAATAAATGCTGAGGGGCTTCAACTGCCGGGGTCTCCGGTGTCTCAACAGCCTCCTCGTCTTGCTCATCATCAACTCCGCTATCCTCATCGGATGCTTCATTAACTTCTTCCTCGGACGGGTCATCCTCAGAAATCTCTTCATTCACTTCGGTCTCATCGACCTCGGCTTCAATCTCTTCTTCAGGCTCTTCTGTCGCTTCTTCAGCGCCAGCTTCGGCCTCATTCGCATCAGAAGACTGTTCGCGCGCCTCTCGACGGGATTCAACCCAGTCTTGAACGCTATCGAATGTCTCGGCCACTGCGGATTCACTCATATTTTAGTGCCTCTTCTTCAATCAATGCTGTGTCTGAAAGACCCTGAAGGCTCGCCACGACGCTATCGAGAGCGCGCACAGCCAGAACGCCGTGAAAGGACTGATCTGGCCCATCCGCAGCGAGTGTTTCCTTGATGAGGCGGAGACGTAGGGCGCTGAACGCCTCAGATGTCATCTCTAATTCCTGCTTCGCCTTTGTGGCGCGACGCTTTGCATCGCTCATTTAGCTAAATCTCCACCTGGATGATAATCTGTCATGCCGCCATTCACCGGCAAGCTTGCCTTCAGAGCGGCCTCCATCTGAGCCTTCTCGCGGGCCAACGCCATTTCGGCAGCCATCCGTTCGCGAGCAAGCTGCATTTCGGCAGCCGCCTTCTCTTGGGCAAGCTTGATATCAAGGGCGTTTTTCTCTCTGGCCGCTTGTGCTTCGGCCTGCGTTTTAGCTTGCTGGAGATTGAGTTCAGCCTCTTGACGTTGCTGCTTCATCTGCATTTCTGCCATCGCAGCCTGTTGCTCAGGGCTTGGGCCTTCTTGGTCCGGCTGCATCTGAGCCTTCTGACGCGCCTGTGCGGGGTCAGAGAAATACCGCTCTGGCGCTTTCAGCCCAAGGCGTTCGACCAAACGAGACGCTGACGCGTGCAAATTGTCTTCGGTCACCATTGGAAGCTTGATGATGCCATTCGCCTGAGCCTCTAGCGCCTCTTTCTGAAGGCCAATGACTTGCATGATTGCAGCAACTTCCATGTCGCGGCCACCCGAACCGACACCGACCTCAATCGTCATGTCTGCGCGGTTGCCCCAGCTTGTGGGGTCGACAGGCACCCATTTATTGTTGATCCGCGCCTGCATGGGCTGGCTGGCATGATCTCGAATATCGCCATGCACGCCAACGAAGAGGTCTTTCAACAAAGTCTCTGCCAATATCCGCGCAATCATTCGTATACGTCGCTGAGCCGCATTCATGAGCGTCATCGCACCCTTAGCGGTGTCATGCAGCGTATCGGGATTTAACCCCTGAGCATTGCGAACAACACCAGAGCGGGACTCTGCCACTGTGCTTCGTTGCGCAAGAGATCGGCTATTGTGTTCTTGCTGACCTTTGTTTCGGCAACTTCCATGCGCTGGTTCAATGCAAAATAACCATTGTCGAGCAGCATGCGCATCAGGCTGGTTTTGATCTTCTGCACCTCCATCAACATGTCCGACAGGGATCGGCCATAAAAGCGGTGCGCGCGCGGGTAAGGCGTTCCTGCTGCATACCCGACACGGTTCTTTTGATAAGCATCCAGGATCAGGCTCTCATCACTATCAGTGACTATGCACCAAAGCTCCGTTTTGCCATCCATGTCGCCGTCAATGCGGATTGTGTGGGTGTGAACCTCAACAGTTCTTCGGGTATCGGTGTAAATACCCTGACTATCATCGGTCTCATCAACCGTATCTCTTGACCGGGCCTGCTCATCATCAGTGGCTGACGCACTGGGCGACAATTGCTGAACCAGCTCGGCGTCATACCCCTCATCGGTGAGCTGAAACGCTCGCGGAAACGACCGCTCAATGCAATACGGCGTATCACTCAGGGCCACCGTGTCTGGCGACACACCGAAATTCTGCGGATCTACCGCCTCGATAACTTCTTTGCCTGGCTCGCGCTTGATGGCCGTAAAGTTAAACAGCTCCACACCCTCTTGGGTGACATCCGCTGGCTCCAGTTCAGTGATCTCAGAGCTTTGGGCGGCCAATTCTAATTCCAGCGCTGTCTTGCCCTCAAAACGCTCTTCCTCGACCTCACCATCTTCCCAGTGATGCTTGATAAGCCCTGTCTTGACCTCCAAAGCGTTGCGAAGCGCTGTTTGCAGCACCATAAAGCCTGGGTTCTGGTCAAAGATCACCTCATTGATGACATCCGTTTCGAGCTTGCACTGCTCCTCGTCTTCCGGGCCCTGCGGCTTGAACGTTCCGACATCCTCGCCCCCGGTGAAAATCTCCATCAGGTCCGGCATGGCCGTCTCAATCGCATCAGACACATCAGATGAGCATACGCTCGACCGGTTCTTGCGTGCCGGCACATCGCTCATCTCGCCCTTGATGTATTCGAGCGCTCTTTCACGCTGCTCCTCAAGGTCGCCATTGTCTTCAAAACCGATAGAGTTCAGCCGCTCTGCCTTCAAAGCAGACAGTAACTCCTCACGGTCCATATTGAGGCCTTCAAATTCAGGCTCTTCAGCCTTCTTTTCGGCAACCTCAGACGAAGTGGTCATCTATCACTAATTCCTCAGATTTTGGCTCTGTGACGGCCTCTCGGCGCATCATCATCGCGTATCGACTTGCCGCGAGCAGGTCGTCTTTGATGGGATTGATCAGGCCCTCTACGCGGTGGTAGAGGCCAAATTCCTGAAACCAGGCCTGACAGGTTGAAAACACCTTCCAGCGGCCCGTTTGCATTCGGTCGAGCATCTCCATGACACCCGCCTCTAGCCCGTTAGACCCATCCTCGAACGTCGCTCGCTCAAGGCACATGTTGAGGCCCTGCTCTTCGTATTGGCGCCGAAGGTCTTTACCAGACCCCTTATCGTGCTGAAGGCCATCGTGCGGCCAAGACACGGGAATCCAGTCGCCCCAGGGCTTGATCGCTGCTGAGTGGATAACGGGCGTCGCTTCGCGCTTGCGGTATTCCTTGCAAATGTAAAACGTGTCCGAGTCGCGGTCCCACGCGCCGTTAACCGCTGCTGTCGGGTGATCCCAACCAAAGTCTATTCCGTTGATCTGCGGCCAATGCTTGGGGATCACAAACGGCTCACATTCTATTTCAGCCTGTGGCACCGGAAACACCCGGCCAGACCCCATACTGGGAACGCCCTTGACCCGCGCCTCCCTCTCATGCGGCGGATAGCTATCGATGATCGCCTGTCGCTCTTCCTCTGTGTAGTGCTCCGCATCCTCGATTGTCATGCGGACGACAGATCGGCTCATGCCGCTATCGGCTCCTCTTCATTCAAGAACATGCTCACAACGTCCGACATGCCAAGCAAGGGCGTAAAAGTGATCCGCGTAATGCCTTTCGTGGCATTCGTGCGGGTCAGACCCTCCATATAGATATCCATTGGTGGCTCCTCATCGAACCAAACACCATCAAGCGTTTCGCCCTGCCATTTTTGGCGCCCCTGATCATAAGACTTGAAGCCCAGCGTCGATGTGCCGCCCGAAGTGTGCCGCACCGTGATACTATCCAAGGCATCGGCAACACCCATCCGACGTTTCGTGGTCAACAAATGCGCCTTAGGCACCATTCCAGTGCCCCAGGAGCTTTCATCCTTAGGTTCGCCGACAAGATACCTCTGTACGCCGTCTCGCGTGACCTCACTGGTCTTTGAGCCCGCCCACCACCTCGTGGGGCGATCCCAGCGCCTACCCTCCCACCAATCAGGATAAAGCCCGGTCAGGTGTATCGCCACATCAGCAGAACCACAGAATGTCTTACCAAGCTGATTGCCCGCCATTAGAAGGCATTCGCGGTCTGCATTGTTGTGATAAGCGAGCTGCTTGGCGTAAGGCCGGTAGTCAGTTAACCGATTTTCCCTTTTCCGCCGCGCTTTTTCCTGAAGTAATTCCGTCAAGTATAAAAGCTGCTGCCGGTCCAAGCTCTTTTGCGAGTTGTCCAATCTGCTGTCTAAGCTGGTCATTCGTCATCTCTTCAAGCGGGCGAACGTTTACATTCACATCCTTGGGCAGGATCGAAGCCACGACTTTCAGATAATCTTGAGGGCGCTCTGCACGGACAACGGCGATTGCAGCCGGGCCGTTTTCTTCCCAATCACTGAGTAGATCAGACACAAACGCTTCACCCAGTTTGTTGCGTGAACCCTTAGGACGGCCTCCGCCGATATTGCCCGATACAAATCGGCCTGTCTTTTTATCCTGTTCTGGGGTGCGGTGTTCGTCGTCAGCCATTCGCACTCCTCTGCTCTAATACACTCACTCTAATCACCTCCAACAGATCTTCGACCTGTGTCAGTGAAACCGAGTGTGTCTTCCCTCCAAAGTGGATATCGAGACGCGTTGGAGAGAATGAGCTTGGAGAACTCAATCGGCGCTC